CGTTGAACTGGTTGAAAGCAAACGTATGGCTTTCTTCGAGCAGCTCGAGGACGCCAGGACCAGACTGTACCGTGCGGCCAGTTGCGCCAGGAACCTTGGTCGTGTTGCGAGAGTACCAGTAAGAATAATCTACTTCCTTGTAGAATTCTTGCCAGAATGTGGCCTCAGCGTAATCCGTCCAGGCACCGTAGAGCTTGCCATTCTCATCAGGAATCTGCATCGCCAGAACAGCGTTGTCGGCATCGGCAGTCATGCTCATCTCCTTACGAACTTTGCTCAGGCGAGAGCGGAGCTCAAAAGGAAGCGCGTACTGCGTAGAACCTGACTGGTGGCCGCCTTCTTCGTACTTCGAGAAGAGCTTGCCCCAGCGGGAACCTGGGCGCAGGAAAACAACAGGAACAGAAAGAGTCGGGTCGTCGGTCATCAGCTGAACGCGATAGACACTACGAGTACCGTTCTTGATCGGGCCAGACTGGATACGAACTTGGTAGCGATGATCGCCAGGAGTCAGGATGTCGCCAGGCTTCCACCAATCGACATCAAGCGGCAGATCAAACTGATTGAAGTTGGCACCCAAGGCAGCCTGAGCAGCATTACCAACATAGATCGACGGCCGAATGTTGGCACCACGGAGTTCCCATGTCCATTCGTCACCATCAACTGTGCGGACGGCATTCATTGCGTCCAGCTTGCGTGTGAGCGGATTCTCGCTGTAGACCTTTGATGCAAAAATCCTGCGCATCGCTGTCTGGAAAACCTCAGGCTTCGTCAGCATGCGGTTGTACAAGTGCGACTTCTCAGTGAAATTCGCACTCCACGCCTGCCTCTTAATCATTAATTTATCAATCGACATATTAGTCCCATATTACGTCATCAGCAATGCCGACAACAGGTTCTTGTAATACTTTTTTAACCTTCTTAATTGCTTCGGTCTTCCCTTTTTCTTTTATGAAGGAAGTGTCGAAGTTGTTCTTCACAAGCTTTGATAAGAATAGCACTTTTGCTGGGTCTTTCAAAGCGTCGTATAAGTCTGCAGCAAGTCCAGAGGAGAAAGTCCTTCCATCCTCAATGACAGGCTGCGTCGCGTATCTCTGCAGAACTTTCTTCTCGCCAACAGGGAATTTATACCCTGCAAATTCATCGACCTTGTCCATGCTGGCAAGAAGTTTCTTCCTGTTATTGGCAGCATCCTGCTCCGCCTTAGCCTTTGCCTCAATCTGCCGCTTAGCAATCTGCTGAAGCTTCTTGTCACGATCGTCGGCCAACTTAGTGTAGTACCGCTGCGCAACCTTTTCCATGTTGCCGCGGTCAAGATGGTAGTCCATCTTCTCCTCAATCTCATCAGCAGTCATCTCCTCAACGGTAGCGTAATAGTACCGAAGGAATGACTCTTGACCGTTCTCCTCTTTGATGTTGAACATTTGAAGGGGAGTCTCATTCCAAGTCTTCATGTATTCATCAGGATCCCCTCCGTTGAAGGAATGCTGTATCAAACCCATTACGCTCGGTGGAAGCTTGTCCTTCCAGGTATCGAAGGTGGCAGTCAGAGCCTCTTTTACATACGACTCGGTCTCCTGCTCGATAAGATCAAGCAAAGTCTCTTTATCGACTTCGCCTGGGTCTTCAGACAAGATGCCCGCCTCGACAAGTAAGGAAGAAACAGAGGAAACACTTTGCTCCCCACCAGAGGATTCCTCCTCCTCCTCATCTTCTTCCTCCTCCTCGACAACTGGCTCAGGCTTGGGAGTCTCCTTCTTTACAGGTTCTTTGGGGGCTTCCTCAGGAGTCTCCGTTGAGACTTCTGTTTCGGCTACTGGCTCAACACCTTCATCCGAATCGTCACCGAACAACTGATTGATGTCAAATGGCGTGCTCATCAAATTTAATATTTTGTATTTAAAAAATTAAGTACGAGTCTTTGGTTGCTTATTACGATTTGTAGCATCAGACTTGGCTTTTTCAGCCATAATGTCAACTTTTCTGCGCTCGATCTCCAGCTTTTCCTTGTCAAGAAGAACCTTAGCATAGTCAACAACATCGGGAACATTGTTCTGATTGATGTCGTCTTCTTTGGCAAAGCCCATAGCAAGAACCGTCTGCTTATCAATCTCTCGCTTGTATCTCAGGTCTTCTTCAAGCTGCAGTAACTCTACCTTCTGAGAGTGGATGAGCTGCTGTAGCTCTTTCTGACCTTCGATCTGCTGTTGTTGCATCTGCATCTGCATCTCTTGCTCCCTCTGCCTCTCTGCCTGCTTCTCGGCTTCGCCAGTAATGAGTATCTCCTCGGCATCGGCCAGGTAGTCAGACCTGAGCACCTTCAGGACTGTTGACAAGTTTACCATACCGTTCTGCATGGCAGCGTGCGCCATCTGTTTGAGCATCTCATGGCTTTGGCTTATCTTGGAGTTGTCGGCAACAAATACCCCGAACTGGGCATTGTCCAGGTATTCCTGATTGACTGTAAGGAAAGCAATCGTAGAGTCATCTAAAATGTAGGATAGCTTCCTTGGCTGGTTCTTTGCGTAGGTGACTCTGGCCTGCTCGATCAAAGCGGTAAGCACGTTCTTCTTTATGATGTCGTGCTTTTGGAAGGTAGGCTCGAGGATGTTTGTCGAGAGGGTTAAAACCTTGTTGACATTCTGTACCGCTTCCCTCTCCTGAATTTGCCCCTCCAGCTGGGGAGTCACGCCCAGGATATAGCCCGCCATCTTATCAAGATACTCCGCGAACTGTACGTACTTAGATATATCGCTACTCGTCGACAGGTCAATCTCTTTGACAAGCTGAGTGATGTCGGCATACCTGTTACCTTCCTCATTAGGGTTCAGGTAGAAGTAGTTGTTAGCTTCCAGGTAGCGCTCGAACTCAGGCAGCGTGATGTTCGCAGACTTGGTGGGAATGGCACCGATGTTGATGGCTACCTTCTTTCCCTTGTCCTGAGCCATCAGCAATTCAATGCGATACATCAGGATGTTGTACAAGTACTGAATTGAGCGTATGCGGTCAACAGCACTGATCGGCTCTGAATTCTCCTTGTCGTAGATCATCCCGTAATACGGGAGCTTTACATCGTAAAGGTTTTCCACAGACTTGTGCTGGCCAGGTATAGGCTGCATACGCTTGTATATGTCCTTGCCAATCCTGTATCCCTCGTGAACCTCTGGTATCCATGCCCAGCGAAGGTCTACGTCGGTCTCCTGCTTCTTGTAGTACTCGGGGACAACCGTCTCCTGCTCCTGACCATTCTCGTCAATATAAGTCAGGAAGCCAACTTTGCGAAGACTCTTGAATACAACGTGAACCACACGAACATACTCGAAATCGTCATTCCTGGCCTCATCGAAATAGTTAGTCCTGAAGCTGTCGTACATCTCGAATATCTGCTGCTTTTCGTCATCCGTAAGTTCTTCGCCAAACATCTTTACGACGTCAACAGAATTCATCCTGTATTCGGCTACAGCCCACTGGCCATCCTCGATATAGTCAATGTCACCGTTCATGTCGCAATCGAAATACAAAGGATTGACGACCTTCACCTTTGGCTCCCCATTTTCTTCGCCCACCCAGTATATCTCCCATCCAGAGATCAGCCCGTGCTTCAGTCCCTTATTGAACTTGTTCCTTATGTCGAGACTTTGAGACAGATACTGCAATAGCTGGTTGCCTAAGCTCTCTACAGGATCCTGATATTCTCTGGACATGTACTTCTTTATCTCGTAGGGTAAGTCAGGAGGGAGAGAACCGTCGGGCTGTATAACAGACTCTACAAGCGATTGCTTCAGCATCTCAAACTCCACCTGCTCCCGTCGCGTAGTAGCGTCGGCATTGACCGCTACAACCTGGTGCTCAAAAGGCCTCTTGTATTCGATGCCCAGGATGGCGTTGATCTTCCGAGATATGATGTCCCTATTCTCTAGCTGGGCAGGAATTTCGCCTACGTTCTGCCGCCACGGGTTTGTCACATAGACAAAATCTTCAGTATTGAGCTTGTTGCCCATCAGATCGTAATTGACTCGCATCTTCACCCTCCTGGAGTCCATGTCAGCCCAGATGTTCTGGTTGAGGGACGCAGACGACAGCGAGTCGTAGTATTCTATAATGTCCTTGTACCACTGCTGCTTATGGGCATTCTTCTGCCGCTGCGTTATGCGGTGGTCTGTTACGCTATATTTTTGCATACTTTCTTCCAATTAATTCTGCAAAC